AAGAATGCAGCGTTGCAGGCGTAGCTTTCGACGCAGTTTCTTTGAGGGTTTACAGCATGTTAGGTGAGGAACGATGGTGCTGCCAGCGTGATTCGAACACGCGACCTCACCCTTACCAACGGGGTGGGTTCCTCCTATAAACCATTGATCTTCTTGCATGATAATCCTTAAAGCTTGTTGAGTGTGTCACGATTGTGTTCATCGCTTACAGCTGTGTAACGCATCACCATGCGTTCAGAGGACCAGCCTCCTAATGCCATAAGCGTTTTGACGCTGGCCCCTACCATAACGAGCCTGCTAGCCCAATGATGTCGCCAGTCATGTATTCGGAAGTAGTCAAGGCCGGCCCGCGCGCGCGCTGTCTCGTGAGCCGCGCGCGGTCCTTCCTTGGCATAGGGCTGCTCGAAGCGGTTGACGAATACGTATGTGGGGTGGCGCTGTGCGAGGGCTGCTTGTGTGCGGGGATGAAGCGGGATGATTCTCCCGATGCCTGATTTGGAATTTTCATCTCTGATCTGAATTGTTTTTGTTTCTAGATTTACATCGCGCCATTGAAGCGAGATGGCTTCGTTGCGTCTGAGGCCCTGATAGCAGAGACATATAAAGAAGGGACGAACGTAGTCAGGGTATGTTGCCAGCAGGCGTTCTTGCTCATCCACTGACAAAAATACATTGCGTTCAGATTTGTCTCTTGCCTTGTAAAGCTCGACATTGATTGACGCTGAATTCAGAACTGCAGACAGCGTACTGCGTATTCGGTTTACGGTTGCTGGCCTACGATTTGGCATACGCTGTCTGCAGAACTCTAACCAGTCATCAGCTGTGATCTGGTCTGTACTCTTATTCTTAAAGAAATCTGACAGGCGCTCTACGTTGCGCAAATCTGTGTCGCCAAGACTTTTGGTTTTAATCCAGTCCAGTGCAGCGACTGAGAAAGGAACGGCAGTCAAGCTGCCGCCCCTCAGTTGGTTCATGGCTTGTTGATAGACAGACTCAGCTACTTGGCGCGCTTCTGCTTTTGTAGCTCGTCCTGTAGTTTGGCGTATGCGGAGTCGCTTGCCACCCCACGAAACTGTGTCGTTGATGTGGTAGATGCTTCCCCGCCGTATGAGGTGTAACGCCATGTTGTTGCCTCCAGCAAGCGGTCCACTGAGTCTTGAGTGAACCTGATTGTATGTCCGACTTTGATTACCGGAACATCGTGTTTCCTGCACAGGTCTTTCACTTTCTTGGGTGAAACACCTAATGCAAGAGACACGTCTTCTATCGAGATGATGCTAGAAAGGGATGTCATCAGCTTCGATTTTGGTAGCTGTCGTTTCTGATACCGGCGTCATGGCTGGCGCTTGTTTGTCAGAGATGCGCATCGACATGTATTTGCTACCGTCTTCTTTTTGTTGCTTCCAAGCTGCAACCCGCCGGCCTTTCCAAGGCCCGGTAAAGTGGGGTGCATTGGGCTTGTCTGACTCATTGTCAAACAGGGTGCCTACCTTCTGGTACAGATCAAAGATTGTCCTTCCGTCAGGCAGGCTGGATTTGACAACGGCCACACGAGATTCATCGCCATTGTCATTGATAGGACCAGTCAGGATCATTGACTGATTATCGCGGGGCGGGAATGCCGCCCCCCGATCTGTGTCGTCATATTGTTGCGTCATGCAACCCTCCAAATACGGTAGAAGTTTTGACCGTTTTCATTAACGGCCCGCTGGCTGATCTTGCCTTTATGACCTTTAAAGCCATGCCGGGAGACAGCATTCCTGATACCTTCGATCTCCTTTGCATCTGTTACTTCAATACAGTCACCCACTTGCCAGTCTTCTAACCATTTGTACTTGCGCGTACCTTTGGTTGAATAAGTTGACGGTGGAATAGGAACGTTCTTTTTAAAAATCGGCATTGCTCTGACCTCCATGGTTAGCTGCCTTGTGTTGACCGAATTCAACGACGCCTTGCGTTGCTTCGTTTGCGTCATCGTCTTCGGAGGGGATGCCAAACGCTGCTTGCAAGCCATAACGTTTGGCATATGTGATGCCTGAACCCATTTGCTGTGGGTTGTTGCCATCCTTTGCCTTGATGAGAGTGCGCGCAGTCAAGCGGTCACCGCTCTCATGCATGACAATGGTTTTGACAAACTCGATTACGCCTTGCTCGACGATTTCGAAGTCGGTCAGCTGCGTGAATGTCAGGCCAAACTTTGTGGCGCTCTCAGCTGTGGCGATGACTTCTTCGAGTGTTGCGTATTTGCTGCGGAAGTGCGGGTTGCTTCCTGACTTGGAAGCTGTCGGCTCTGTCTTGTGCCAAGCTATCAAAGCTTCTTCGATGGTGTGATGTTCGAACCTTGGCTTCGGATCACTCTTTGGTTTAGGCGGTGCAGTCTTTGTGGTAGAAGTAGTCATGCTATCTGACCTCCAATCATTTAGCGCATGGCCGAGGGCGTGGCAGCGTTCTCGGCCATTTTGTATTCAACCCAGTTTGCTTTGCCGTTTGTGGTTTGGATTGACGTGATGTCATGTCCATCACGGCGAAGCTCATAGATACGTGCTGCCAATCTCATGCAGCCATAATCCTGCAATGCAGAAAGCGGACTGATTTTTTTGCCTTCTTGCAGCGCGTTAAGGATGGTTTGATTCTGTGTCACGTTATGCCTCCTTCTTGGCAGTGATGCGTACACCAGACTTGGTGCGTTTGACGGACAGGATGTCCGAGTAAAGCTCACGCTCGTCTGGTCCGAGCATGGCTTTGAGGTCAGCCTTGGCTGATTCATGAAGCTTGTGCGCGCTCTTGGTTTCGATGAAGTCAAAGGCACGATCAGCGAAAGCATTGTCGCCAGTCATGTCACGGGTAATCATGTCATCGATATGGATATGGTTGATGCCAGGCTGCATCACTGGGTAGTGCGGCAGCTGGGGCTGTGTGTCTGAAGATACAAAGGACCAGAACTTGAGAAGCGGTGACTTCATGGCCTCGATGTAGTCAGTATCGCGGTTGACCTTGCACATCTTCCAATCGCGATTGCCAAAGATGTTTGCAAAGTACATGTACTCGCAGTCAGCAACCCACATATAGAACTGCAGCTGCGGCATGTAGCGTTGCAGCTGGTTCTCCAAAGTGTTGCGCTCGTAGGTATGTTTGCACTCTGCGCCGACACCTACGCCATCAAGACGTTGACGGTAGCCATCAAGCGTTGCTTTGAGCGGCACGTTCTTCCATGTCAGGGATGCTGAGTGCTGCCGGTCCATCGGCAGTGTGGCATCCTCGACCAGTGATATATTGAACTCTTCAGTGGCGATGCCAAGCTGGACAGGGAAGACTTTGCTGAGATCATCGGGGGCTGCACGCCCTGTTTTGATCTGCCAGAGATGCTCCCAGTCTCCGTCCATGATCTGCATCATGTCCGAGCCGCCGACAAACCCCATGCGGTGATTCATTTCATTCATAACGACCTCCAATCGTTCACTTACATATAATGCATTTATGCAGCTTAATCAAGTTTATTCATGCATTTTTGCAGTGCTTCACGCATCCGAATGCGCGGTTTGATCATCCATTGATACTCTCTTTCAAAGTCTGAAAAGGCAGGCCACCACTTGTGATTGCGCACAACGATATCAAGGACAGCAATAAAGATGTCAGCAGGCCAGTGCTGCATCTGGTTGGCGTAAAGCTGGCAACGCAAAGCACAGTCTTCAGGTGTCTCACCCGGTGACTTGGTCATCAGCATCATCGAAGTCAGCAAAGACTTTTCCATATCCTCGATGGGAAGCGGAACCATTGCATAAGCAATCTTCTCCAAGCCATCAGCAAGTAGGAAGTCAAGCTCCTCATGCTGATCACAGCGTATCAGGTAATCATTGATCTCGTAGTTGCGATCAATGTTTGGTTCCAGACAAAGACCCTGCTGCTCTAGCGAAGAAAGAAGATGTTTGTTGGTGTCGCTTGGACTGCGCTTTTTGAGTGTGTCCAGAGCCATCAATGACATTGTTGGGTCGAGCGTTGCGACACCAGTTGCGATATGCAGGCTCCCATCTTGCGAGTTGCTTGCCATTGGCAAGATGCCAGTCACGGAATCTAGCTTCTTCAAAGTCATGGTCAATCTCCCTTCCCAAGACATCGTTGATGGAAGCCTTCAGCTTTTCCGATGCTGACCAGTCTTCCGGTATAGAGTGTTTATTACTGCTTATTGATTGCTTAGTGTCTCTGTGTGAGACAGGGGTATCTCTGTGTGAGAGTAGTAAGGTGTATCTGGTTGAGACACCTGATTGCGTATCACGGTGTATGAAACGCTGCTGTTCCAGCCAGTTCAACTTGCGGCACACTGTTGCATTGCTGAGATGTGTTACCCGGCAGAGTGTGGCAATGCTTGGAAAGCAAGTGCCACTCTGATTAGCAAATCGAGCAAGAGCAATGAGGACAAGCTTGGCAAGAGCATCGCCCATGTCGTGGTTGATGACTTCATCAACAAGTTTGTATGCCATTTCACTTTGACCTCCATAGCTTTTC